TGTTTTGTCTGCACCGGCTGGCGCAAAGATGGCGCCCGATACACCGGGCAGCACCACAATGCCAAGCTGTTTGCCGTTGCCACTGATGGCGGGCGCGGTCAGGGTGCACGCCGCCGTGAACATATAGGTGCGCCAGGGCACGGCCGTGGTGTTGGTGCTGATGGGCACGATGGGCCAGGCGCCGCCACACACTTGCCAGTCTGCAGACACGCCGGGCGTTGACGCGGTAACGTCTGCCAGGTTGTTGAGCAGCGCCCAGAATGCCCCGTTGTGAAACACGCTGGCGGGCTTGGCCAGCGCGCCGGTCAGTGCGGACCAATTGCCCTTGAAGTTGGCCAGGGCGGCGGTGTTGGCTTCAGATGCAGCTACGGCTGCCACCTGCCCTGCCACAGGAGCTATCGCTGCATTGATTTCCCCCGCAACTGTGTTCATTTGACCAGCCATCAAATTGAGTTCTGGGGTCATTGCCTTTTGCGCCAGTACGGAAGCCGCCGCCGTACTGGCGAACAGGGATGGCGACATGGTTGCCGGGTCGGGCGCCGTAGGTAGCGCCGTGATAACCTGTGTGATGGTCGTCATTGTGGTCCTTTCTGAATAATCATGTTAGTCCTTTAAATTCAACAGTCATGTTCTTTCCTTTGTTGGTAATCGGTAAGGCCCAGGACCCCAAGGACCCGTAGGCTTGAGCCATCTGGTACTTGGTAGTCCCGATCAGGACCAGCGGAACGTCGGTGCAGGCAGTCATGATCCTGAAGGCCTCATCCTCATAACCCGGGGTGATTCGAACCTCCAAATTAAGCTTCTTGGCTTTAGCCCGAGGCAGGAACTTGGTGTTGCCGAACCCGTCGGTCGTGGTACCAGAGTAGCTCAGGATTCCGGCGATGATTTCCCACTGGGTCAACCCCAGAACCCGGGCAACCCCCATGACGAAAATACCGCACTTAGCGGTGCTTCCCACGTTGCTCAGGGTGACTGTAATGGCAGACGCCGAATAAGGGGGAATGCCACCCACCATGGCCAGATCGCCGAGTCGGATCAGCGGCATGTAGTACCAGTCGTACCAGTTCAAGACGTTGTGTGTGTTCAGGTTGACCGTGGTATCAAACCCGCTGTCGGCCTGTTGAACTCGAATGGAGGCCACATCCAGGTTGCCGAACCACATGGAGTTGACCAGAACCCCTGGAGTAGTGGTGAAGACTATGCTGTCGGTATTGGTCGTTTGACTTCCGTAGGTATCGTCGAACATGGCCCGAGCATTGGTTGAACCAAGCAGAGTCCATTTGGTGGTGTCTGTGAGAGCCTGACCCACGTTGCCGGCAGTGGTGGACTTGTACAGCAGGTGGATGTTCGACCCGATGCTCGAGACGATGTCACCCAGTGCGTAGGTGGTTCCAACGTTGTAAGCGGAGTAGGTCACCCCGATGTACTGCCACCAGGTAGGGCTAGAGGACGGGGTATGGCCGATGTTAGCGGCCTGTAGGGACTGGTAGATGGTTTGAACGGTTCCAGCCGTTACCCCAACCTGAGTCCCCGACCCATAGGTGGTTCCCGCGTTGTAGGCTGCGATGACTGCTTCGACCACATTGGTGCTGTTCAGTGTGGCATCGACCACGGGGATGGGTACGATCAGGGTGAAGTTTGCTTCGCTCATGCTACGGCTCTCGCTGGTGCTGGTCCAATGGTGTCGGACTTCTCGGTGATGTCGCTGATCCGCTTGTTGGTTCCCTTGATCTCCTCAAGCTCGGTGACCACTTCCTCCAGCTTGGACCAGATGGCCGTCAGGAGTCCAGCCAGCTCAGAGTCGTTGTTATTGTACTTGGCCGGGGTGATCTTTTCGCCCTTGTGGATACGGGCGTTCATGTCCTGGGGAACGTAGTCCGTGCCCACATCGAAGGAGGGCAGCCCGCCATTCATTCCGGCAGTGGTCAGGAGACTTGCGGCGGTGGTTCCGCGGATGTAGTTCAGTTCCTGCAGCGAAGTGGCATTAGATTCGGCCAGCTGTAGCATGTTCTGGCTGAGCTGTGGAAGCGCTTTGAGGGCCTCCTGGTTCCCGGACCTGGCACTGGCGGTCCCAATGGCGAAGGCGGCCTGTGCTTCGGCATACCCCATCAGGGAATCGCCAGCTACCAGTCCCTTGATTCGGTTCACCTCATCGTAGATGGCATCTGTGAGGCCACGGAGGGCACCTACCAGGCTCGATCCACCTCCGCCTCCACTACCCCCACCGCCTCCGCCGCTAATCGCCTTGGCGGCACCGTCTGCGGCCTTCTTTGCGTCAGCTAGGGCTTGGTTGTGCTGGTCAAGGGTTGGGTTCAGCGTTGCATAGGCTTTGGAAACCTTCATGACGGCCACATACTGTGCCTGTGCCGTTGCGCTGGTTGGGTCCGCAGCCAAAGCTGCTGTTGCCATGTCGATTGCATTGCGCCCATCCTGGCGGGTACCTGCTAGGATTTGCTCCGACGTAAAGTTTAGTCCTGCACCGCTAAGCGTCTGGGCTATTTGATCGGCAGTCATTTGCCGCTGCTCGGTGCTGGTGTAGTAATCCTGCTGCATCTGCGCAACAGTTGCCGCCATAGCTTGGAGGCCACCCATTGCGGATACCACAGTACTCGCCCCAGCCGCAGCCGCAGCACTTACACCCATCATTGCCCCGCCAAACGTGCCAAGTGCAGCGTTGACCACAGTGAAGTCCGTGGCAAGGCGGGCAAGTGTGTCCGAAGCACTTTCACCTTCTTTTGCAAACTGGTTAATTGCATCTGCGTAAACAGAAGCTGCACCATTTGTCAGGTCGACAAAGGCTTGTTCAATTTTTGCTTGTGCTTCTTTGGAAGAAAGGCCCTCGGTATTAATAACAATGTCTGCCGTGTAGCCTTTAACAGTTTCGGCATTAAGCCCCAAGGCTGTTGCAAAGGACGCAGTTTGCGAAATAATTAGATTGTAAGCATCCGATAACGCTTTGGACGTTTTGGGATCTGTTGCCTTGTAGTTAGTCCCTGCAGATGGGGCAGCGCCACCAATACCAAAGAACCCACTGGAGCCATCGTTGCGCCATTGGGAAAACTCTCGGCTTGTAAGCCCATTAGCCCCAGCTTGCAAGCGCAAACCGCTCGCCACTTGGTACTCGTGCCCACCCCCAAATGCCTTATCTATTGCACCACCAATGGCTCCGCCAATCTGCCCCCCAAGTGGGCCAAAAAAGTAGGTACCAAGCCCCTGACCTATTGCTTTGCCCCACTCTCCTTTGCTTGCGGAAATTGCCGCGCTTAAATAGCCAATGCCAGAACCAATGGTATCCGCAGCCGCACCAATAGCCGAGGAATTATTGATTAACATGCCGCCAAAATCGCCAAGCATCTCCCCACCGTTACTGACAAGAGTTGCTCCAAAATCACCAATCATGGAGGCCGTACTGCTGCCAAAGGATGTAAACCATTTAGTCATTCCTGTACTAAATACAGAGTCTAAAGCAGATGCTCCCGACGACATATCTCCGGACCCGCCGCCCCCCATGACTCCCGAGATCCCGTTGACTACGCTGCCGCTTGTGGTGCTGGTTGAGATGTTGACGATCCATTTCTTGATGGTCATCTGGTAGAGCAGGTCAAGCAGTGTGGACTTTAGTGTGTCACGCAGTTTGGTGAAGGCGTCCTGACCGCCATTAAAGATATTGACGAAGGTGTCGTGGGCAGTCTTATCCACAGAATCCCATATGCTCTTCCATGAAGCAGCTTCGGCTGCGGAGGCAGCCTTCTGGTCCTCGAGTCCTTTGCTGGTTTTCATGAGCCCAAGCAGTTCCTGACGGGACTCGATCTGGCGCTGGAGTGAAGCGTATTCGAAGGAATCGGATTTGACCCGGGTCTGAGACAGAACCAGTGTGGCAATGGTCATCTCCTCAATCTGGATCTTGGTCTTGCCGAACTGAGCGATACGAAGCTCCTCAGCAGCCACAGCATCCCGAGCGCCTTTCTCTGAGGCGTAGTAACCCTCGATAGTAGCCTCGAAAGCAGCATCCTGGGCCTTGATCCTGGCCGAGGCATCTGACTGGGCCTGCTTGGCGGCACGTTCCTCTATGCCCTTCAGTTCGTCCACAGCAATCCGGGTCTCCAGGAGTCCTGTCAGCTTGGTCTTCTGAGCCTGTGTAAGCTTCAGGGTTCCAAGACGAAGGTCCTCCATGACCTTGGCTGCTTCCTTCTGGGCTCCGGTCAGCTGGCCCTGGGTCTGGATGTCCAGGTTGTCCATGGCGATCTTCTCTTGGATGCCCTTAATCAGCGTGTCATACTCGCTAGGACCCTTCTTGGTTGTCGGGCCAGCTGGAGTGCTATCGGTATAGGTGTGGTTGTCCCCGTAGGCATTCTTCATGATGGCCGCTGAAGCCTGAGCATACTGCTGCTGGGTCAGGAGTCCCTGCTCCAGTGCCTGAGCGTATGCGGACATGTCCGACCGAACCTGCTCTAGCTTCCTGGAGTCGATCTCAGCCAGCTTAGCGGCGTCCTCAGCACGAGCTGTGCGACGTTTCTCGAGTGCCTTGCCGAATCGGTCCTCACCAGCATAGACGGCATCCACATCCTTGTCGTATTGTTCCTTGATGGCCGATCGGCCGGCGCTGTCCCAGATTTCCAAGTTCGAGGCAGCAGCCAGAGCTGCCATGGTGTACCCGATAACCTTGAGGGCGCCCACCAGGTTGTTGGCATTGTCCGCAATTGTCACGAATAGGTTGGTGACCCCCTCAGCCCAGTCATTCAGCTGCCCAGAAGCAGCTACGGCATCCATCTCCCCATTTAGGTTCTTCATCTGATCGGTGAAGGCCATGACCCCGATAGTCAGAGTCTCATTGAAGACTTCCCCGACCTTAACCTTGAGATCTTCTGTGTACCGCTGCATGGAGGACATCTGCTTGCCAGCGGTGCTCATGGCAGCTTCATAGGTTCCGGCAATCTCGTTGCCTTTCTCCATCACCTGATTCAAGCGAGACTGAGACTTCTCGTTTTCCGTCAGTTGAACGGCAGTCTTCCCCAGTGTTGCGGCGGTCTTGGCATATCCCTCCTCGAAGGACACGTTGATACCGATACCCCTCAGGATTTCAACCTGTGCTGACTGAACACCGTGAACCAGTCGACTGAAGGCCTCCGAGCTGTTGATACCGCCGATGACCGCGGCATCCTGAGCGATACGAGCCAGCTTGGTGGAATCGGCCAGGTCGATGTGGGCCTGAACCAGCTTCATGGCGGAGGCCCGTGACTCGGTCATTGAGATGCCGGTCTTCTGTAAGGCTTTGGCCGCAGCCTCCATCTGTTCGGCGGTGTACCCGACGTTCTTGCCTATCTGGGTCATCGAGATCCCCAGGGTTTCATAGCGAGCGTTCAGGAGGGTAGCGTCCTTGATGTAATCGTAAACCTTCCAAGCCACAGCTGCCTTGGCCAAGTCCCCGTAGACCTTGGACAAGACGGCAGTGGCATTGGATAGGGCATTGGTGGACTGTTCGGCCTTTCCACCGGACTGAGCCAATTCGTCCAGGGTCTTGGAAGCGTTCTTTGCCTGTGTGGCATCAACCGCAATTCCTAGGCTGGCAATATCTTGACTCATTGGGCTTCCTTCCACTTGGCATCCAACTTACGGATGGCCTTCCGTTCCCACAGCTCCAGGGTTTCCCCGTTTGCCCAGCACCAGTCCTTCATGAACTGGGATGTGAGTTGGTTGGCTTCCATTCCGTTGGATCCTCGTTCTTGGTTCATTTTGAGAAACCATTCCCAGAGATGCACCGCAAGAGGTGGGACCTCAGGAAGGTCCTCGAGCTGAGCCGGCTTTCGGCCGGACTGCAGCCAGAGGCTCTGTAGGTGAATCCTGATGGGTTTTCCATCTTCTTGCCTTTTGTCTAGTACGAACTCTGACGCGGCGAACTCGAGTAGTTCGTCGGTCAGATGGTCGTAAAATTTCCCATGGCATCCGACTGCAGTGTTACCTGAGCAGCGATGTCACGGTTGGTGCGGCACAGGCGAAGGGCATTGTCCTCGGTCCAGGGGTCAGAGATTCCCTTGAACCGGGCCTTCTGTTCCTCGTCCAGCCCATCTACCTGACCAGGACCGCGCCAGCCCACCAAACGAACGGCGGCCAGACGCTGCCCGAACTCAACGTCGGACTCCAGAGTCTCAAACTGAACGGTCTTGGAGTTGGGCTGAAGGCGCCGCTGAACTTCACGAGCAGCTTCCTTGCGGCGGCGTTCGTTTACCAGCTTGGCCACAGCCACGGTGACCTTCTCGGCCTGACTACCAACCACCGACAGGAAGATACCGGTGGGGTCTCCCTGGGCATTCTGGTATTCAAACTCGAAGGCTTCGCTGCTTTTCTGGGCAGCGTCCAGGTCGTTCAGACTCAAACTCATTTCATTCTCCGTTGGGTTACAGGTGCTTTATGCCAGGCTGTCTTGAATCATGCAGATCGTCTGATCCCAAGCCAGTGCAGCACCGCCGGCACCATTGATCTCGGCGGTGAAGGGGTAGGTACGCATGATGACCTTTTCGCCATCGTCCGGAGCGTCGCCAGTGAGCTTGACCTTGCCCATCGTGCAGCCCCAGAAATTGGAGGTTGCAGAGCGATCCACAGCAGCCACCACGTTCAGGCTGACAGCAGTTTCTGCGTCGAACAGGGCCATCAGTGTGGAAGCGTTGAACATCGATGTGAACGAACCGCTGACCTTGATCTTGCCCTGGTTCATATCCGGGGAGACGTTGGTTCCGATAGAAGCCCCCACCGGGGACAGGCCACGGTCGAGCGTGAGAGTCACGGAGGTGACGTAATCGACCAGCACCCCGTTCATATAGATGGAGCCATTGAGTGCCTGCAGCACGTCGCTGGTGGTTTCCACAGTAGGGCTGGTGAAACTCTGGGAACCGGCGATGGTTCGGGTTCCTACTCCGAGAATGTCGAAGCTGGCAGTGGCCGGTCCAGCTGACGGAAGGCCGATGGAAACCTGGTTGACCTTGCAGTCGGGGTAGACTTCAGAGACTGACTTGTCGGAATACCACTCCTCAAAGGTGAAGAAGTCGTTGGTGTGGCCGGTTAGTGGAACCTTCGAGACCTTGCCGACCACGGTGAAGGTGACAGTGTCTCCGGCCGCGTCGGCCGTGACGGCGGTGCCGTCCAGGAAGATGCCGGTCATCTGGGTGGCAGTGAGTGCTGTGATCCAGAAGTTGCGAGCGTTGTTGTTGGTGGCACCGGCACCGGCGAATCCCGTCCAGCGGCCGACCATGCCGACCTTGAGGCCGGCGGTCAGGAAACCGCCCGAGGCGTCCACGAACTGAGGAGCGGTGGCCGAAGCAGTCACATCGATGCCCGCTGCGTAGGGCGCAACCGTCGCGAAGTCCTGCATCAGGGTGGCGGCGACCAATTGAGCATAGGTTCCGGCCGACAGGTTGCCATCGAGTTTTCCCGAGGCCTTCTTCTGTCCGTAGGTGATACCCGTGGACTGACGGTGCGAGACGATTTCGTCGTTTGTGCTGGTGTCCCTCGACGCAGAGAAGATGGAGCTCTTGCGGCGGAGAATCTGACCGCCAGCTCCGGTCTTGGGGACTCCGATGCCGGTTTGCTTGCCGATGATGGTTTGTTTGAATAGGCCTTGTGCCGGTGTGGTTGCCATGGTATAGCTCCTAGAGAATGAATGAAGAGAAACGAACTTTGACGGGGACTAGCCACCGGTCGCCATCAGGCAATCCCTGCCCGACTTCTGGGGTCCTGGTGATATTGACCGTCACTCCAGAATTAGTAAAGCTGAAACCCCGACGGAACGCGGCCCGTATGAGTTCTGCTCTATCCGCTGCATCCGCAGGACCAGCCTGCAGTGGATAGAGAAGATTGACTTGAAAGATACCCTGTTGAATATGGCTAGCTCCGAATTCCTGGTTATCCGGTGTGGAGAACAGGATGTAAGCACGTTGATACGGAACCGAAGAGGCCGGAGGAGCAAAGGCGACGTTCTCCCAGGCGGTAGCTAGAGAGGGAGCCATGGCCGCAAGTGCGGTTTCCAAGGCGATACGGATATTCTTGACGCCGCTCATACTGCACCATTCACGATTTGTTGGAACCGGAGAACCGTGAGGCCCACCATACCTTGGGGAGCCTGACGGGACCAGCCATCTTCGAGTGCCTTGGCATAGGGCAGGCTGTTGGTGATGTAGTGCACATTTCCCACAGCAGTCTTGCCAGACAGTCCGCTCATCACCCTACCCAGTGATGTTGCCCCGGACGGGTCGATACTCTCGTATTGAGCTCCGGGGATTGAATTGAATCCGTAGTCCCAGTTACCGCGGAACCGTCCACCCAGGTACCCCTTGGGAGGAGGGGACTGCCAGTAGGATGCATCACCCACAGGGGACATCTCGATGACGGATTCGGCGACCCCTGCCACGATTCGCTTGACCGTCGATTCCAGCTTGACGTTGGTCTTGCGAACAAACTGGGAGAGATCCACTGAGAAGCTCATGTCTTCAAGTGAATGTCGTACAGGACGCGAGTCGCTGCCGGCTTCACTTCTCCGATGGAGACGATGACGTACTCGGTCCCATTCACAATGAAATGATCCTGAGAGGATACAGAAGCAGAAGGCTCCAGAAGGAGCCGTTTGTCACCACCTTGGATCAGGGTTCCTCGTTCCAGGGTTTGCCCGGACCCGAAGTCTAGCAGCACTCCCGTTGGGGTCGAGTCCACGGATGAGGCACCGCTAAGGCCCGTAGCCGGGTCGTAGGTGCCAGTTGTGTAGGTGCGATGGGTTACCTTACCGCCGAAGTCCTTAAGCAGCTTCAGCGCTGTTTTGGCCAAGGCTGCGTAGTTCATGCTCGAACCATCCTGATTTGTCCGCCGCCAGACCTCAGAAGCGGACGGAGCAGAGCGTCGATCTCGGGGTACTGGGTTGCCACAGTAGAACCGGCCTCGAAGGTCTTGGAGATAGGTCCAACCGTGACGGATGAGGCACGCTGCCCCTGGTCAGATAGTAGCTCTCCGGCCGCAGCGCGACGGGCCATGGCACAACAGGCGGCAACCACCTCCCGTGGAACTGAGTCGTTGGGGTAGTAGGACCTGTGCGGAGTATCAACCACAGGAACCGAGGAGCGTGGCCAGTCGAGTGCCTGCGAGGTTGTCATACGGGAACCAGCCCAGCGCATCCGGTATTTTCCAACCAGGTAGACGGTTGCCCTACGAAGCGCCTGTTCCTGCTCGGTGGCTGTGATTCCAGACCAGGTATTATCTCCGATGCCGGAATGATAAGCGACGGAATCGGCGACGCTAGCGTAGGACTCTGCGTTTGATAAACCCAACCCAGTTTCTACAACTAGCGACATTTGAATTGCCCCCGATTACTTTACTGGGGACATTTTATCACTAATACAACCTCGGGGGATTGAAGATTGTTATCCGTGTGGATAGGTTCGGTCTATGCCAGATAAGGGGTAGATAATCCCGCCAGGGCTTGGGTAAACCAACGGGAGACCGGAAGCTGGATAAGATGTATCACCAAGGTTGGGATATGAAGTCGACAACCAGGAAGCTGGATAAGATGTATCACCAAGGTTGGGATATGAAGTCGACAACCAGGAAGCTGGATAAGATGTATCACCAAGGTTGGGATACCCCACTGGGATCTCGTCCAGGGGATACATTTGTCCGGAGTAATAATCAAGCGCAAAGGCGGAGGTGCTGAATGCCGAAACCGCAAACGCGCTGGAGCTAAAACCTTGCATGGCTATTCACCGCGCCATAGGTTACCGGCAGTGCCATCGCCCAGCATGGCGGCACCGTTCATTTTGCGGGCGTCGGCATAGATGGGGGTGAGCTGCGCCTGGGCCAGTATGGCGGCGGCTATGTCTGCCGCTGTGGGGCCGGTGATCGTGCGGACCCCATACGCCCAGATCGCAGCAATGTCCGCTTCGCTCAGGCCAGCCGTGCCAGTGACCGTATAAGCGGCAACCAGATCACTCGTGACAACAGCCAGCGAGGTAACTGCATAACTTGCGCTGGTGTCGCTTGCCACCGCCTGCCGAATGTCATACCCGCCACTCAGCGTGGACTGCACAGCGCCGCGCAGCTCGTAGGCTACCGATGCATCAGACTGAACCACGCCACGGATGGCGTAGGTTGATGCCGTGTCGCTGGTGACTGCGCCAGCGGTCAGGATCGAGTAGCTTGCGCTGGTGTCGCTGGTGATCGGGGCTGCTATGGAGTAGCTGGCCGATGTGTCGGCATTGGCGCTTGTGCGGATTGCGTAGGCGGCGCTGGTGTCGCTGCTGACCGGGGCTGCTATGGAGTAGCTGGCCGATGCATCAGACTGCACCACACCACGGATGGAGTAGCTTGATGCCGTGTCGCTTGTCACTGCGCCAGCGGTCAGGATCGAGTAGCTTGCGCTGGTGTCTGAAGTAACCGCTTCGCGTATCAGGTAGTCTGCAACGGTGTCGCTGGTGACTACGGGGTTTCCACCACCCACCGGCACCCATATTGCGCGGGA